GAAATAATTAGCTTCAATCCGATTAAAAGTATTATAGTCCATAGACTTTCTGTTATCAAAAGTGTCACCCAAATCAAGGATGGTAGTGATACCTTCTTTTTCAAGCGTAGGAAAAAAGATGTCATCATAAAATTTTTGAAAGTAGTTCCAGAAATTAATGTTGCCTTTTCGTCCATCAAGATGTTGATCAGTTATTAGTGCTATCTTCATCTTTTATAAACTCTCCTTTCTCATAATCAAATCTAGGATGTGGTTGTGCAGGAACCCATGGTTTTTTAGATCTATTGTTTATGACAATAAATTTGTCAGCAGCAAATGATCCTGCTACATTGACTTCTATCTCGTCACCGTCTTGCCAATTTATTGTACCATCTTTCTTGGTATGTTGCAAGGCAATCTGGATCTTGTCAATTAGTTCTTGTGTAAGTCTCATAAGTATCTTGGAACGAAGGTTACCTTATCTTTGAATTGTAATCCAGTATCTGTTCTTATAGGAGTATAATTTTTTTCACTCGGCAGTTTTCCTGTCCTCAGATAATCAACGATATCTCTACAACCTAAAAGATAAGCTACTGTTTCTTTATTCTTTTGACCTGTATCATCTAACATCTCAGTTAATGCTTTCATAAGTGTCTCTAAATTTTCAGTAGGTTTCTTATGTAAGTCAGGAGCGTATTGATTTCCATCAACAGTAAATCTGGATTCAGTTTCTGTCATACCTCAATGTCGTATTCAATCTCAATGACTTTAGATGATCTTCCAGTAGAGTTTGCTCTGGTCACCTGCGACATCTTACCACCTAAAAGAATTGAAAGTTCTTCAATTCGTTTTATGATACGTTCTTTGGATTCTTTCATTGAGGTCTATGATCTTTCATTCCACCATGGTTACCATCACCAGGCAATTTTCCAAACGCTAGGTATTCTACTGCTTGTAAAGAACCTTCCAACCTAGTCAAGTCTTTTTGAATTCTGAGATACTCATCATGTGCCTCTTGTACCTCTGCTAGTCTAGCGGTCAATTGAGTAGTTCTTTTTGTAAAACGTTCAATAAGTTGTTCGTAATTTTCTGTTGGTTTCATAATAGGAATTTTACATGTTAAGTCTTTAGATTTAAAAGACATTCTGCCACGTATTTGTTCTGATGAGAGACGCATTCTCTTCACCATAGCTAGATTACGCTCTAGTTCGTTTAGCATCTTTTTGAGTTTTATTGTAAATTATAACCCGTTTGCCATCATGGGTGAAGACAAGTTCGTCATCATGATCCCAACAAAGTTCTTCATATAGAGAGTTAAGTCTCTCCATGTCATCATATAAGGCATTAGGATTAGGCATTAGCGATTCATTTTTGTTTCAATGTTTTCTTTGATGCTACCCATGTCAGAATAAGAAGCATTCATACCTGACATATTACCAGAATATCTGTCAGTGTGCATAACTTCATCATATCCTGACCGTTCTAGGATCTTACCTTTAATTTCTAGTTGCTTTTTTTCTTTCTGAATCCTACGCAAGAATGCATAGTAAATGATCTGAGTGAAGTAAGCAAAAGGGTTCTTAGATTTTTCTGGATCAAAGTTGTCAATGTACTGAAGGCAATTTTCAATGCCATCACAGATCATGTCCTCACGGAACATGTAGTTGACAAAATTTGGTTTGTATGATAGATGCGTTGCGATCTTTAGAAAACAACTTCCAAGATAATTTGTGACTCTTGGGCGAGGTTTGCCATCTTCCTTAGCAGCATGAACCTTCTGCCGATAGTCAGTGATCGCAGCAAGAAACTCTTTGTTGTTGACGTAGTATTCGGTCTTTTTTCTTGTCATTACTGCTTTGTATGCCATGGTTTAGTTACCATTATCATGTTCTAATGGTAGCATATGAAACTTGATTTGTAAAGGGGCTTGACAAACCTTGTAATCCTCAGTACAATTAACCTTGTAGAGGTTCAGAAGAGATATATTAGCTTTTATTAAAGATATCCTCTAAAGATTTCTTGGCATCTTTTACAGATCCTAGATACCCAGAACCGCGTGGCAACTTGCCTCCTCTGTTGTTTAGAGATTTTCCATTCTCAATTCTTTGTAAGGTCTTCTGATAAAAATCTACAATAGGACCTTCTACCTCACTAACTGTGATAATGTGATCTCTGTTTATGATAAACATGTTGTCAAACGTCGCGCTGACCCATTCTCTAAAAGAGAACCCAGAAATTTCCAACTGTCCTTTTCTTTGCTTAGCTGGATCTACCTGTAGAGGATTCTCTAGTAAGACTTTATCTTCATCTTCTAGATAACAAACTTTAGAAACTAACTCCTCTCCTGTAATTAGTTTTATTGTTGCAAAAAATTCTTCGTCCATATTTAATTTGCTCTTAGGTTTACTTTAATAACCTCATACTTAAAATTTTCATCATTATAAATGTTGACTCTTTCATTCAAATGGCGAAGTGTATAATTCTGACCGCCGATATCGTCGGCAATATCGTATAAGGTTGCGATGTCTTTACCTTCTCCTTTCCTAAGAACACGTCCGATGGACTGTAAATTACGGATGCGCGATTTACTCGGAGATGCAAAAACAATGTTGTGTAATCGTTTAATGTTAATGCCTGTAGAGAAAGTTCCGTAGGAGGCTATGATAACAGCGTCATCTTCAGTCTCAGTAATCAAACGAACTTCTTCTCTATCCTCTACATCAGTCCCACCATGAACAAAAAATAATTTTCGTTCAGGGTCTATGGTATTATTTATTAACTCGTAAAGTGGTTCTCCGTGTTTCTCTACATAGTTAAAGAGCACGAGAGTGTTTCCTTTCAGATCATCAACTAGATTTTTAATCAGGTTATTCCTACCTTTATGCTCTACGAGATACTCCATCTCGTCATGATATGTATCAAAATATTGTGGAGCGTGCTTACAGAGCAACACTTTGATTCTAAATTTGCTAAGATAACCTTCTTTGATAAGATCATCTGTTTTAGTAACTCTTTCGCAATTACCAAACAATCCTTCTAGAACCCACTTATGTGTCTTGCTACCATCAAGTGTTCCAGTAAATCCAAATCTATACTTAGCATTGTGTAGCTTGGTCATGATACCTGTCAATGACTTTGACTTAAAGAGGTGTGCTTCATCACCAATCACACAGTCAATATCATCAAAGTATCTCTTTGGAAATTTGTAGATAGATTGCCAAGTTGAAATGATAATTGGTTTATCTGTGTTCTTATCCTTACCAGAATAAATTTTATGTACAAAGTCGCCAGCATTCCACCCATAAGAAATAAAATCATTGACCATCTGCTCAACGAGGGATGTAGTTGGGACGACTATAAGTATCTTCTTTGCGGTGGCAGCATAGTATCTGACTATGGAGTAGATCATGAGAGACTTCCCAGAACCCGTAGGAGAAAGAAGTAACTTACGATTATATTTTAAAGCCTCGTACACTGCCTTGTATTGGTATGGACGGGGTTTTATATTGCATACCTTGTCCATAAAATGTTTGACACCTGCAGGAGAAACGAATTTGTTATCGTCTTCTACATCTCCGTACCAGTCATTCTTTTCATACTCTACAGTATATTGTCTTTCATCCGCCCACTCTTGCACATGATTCATTAAACCATGATATAGTTCACCTGTAGCGGGAGAATATAGACGTATGGTTCCGTCCCAATATTTGTATCTTGGATTCTTCTTTAAAAACTTAGCCTCAGGAACCTCAAAAGTAAAGTAGTCTGATAGTTCTCTGTGTACATGCTCTTCTGGAGAATGAATAGTTATATAGACTTCGTTCTTCTTCTTAATAGAGAGGGTTGTCATCATTGTCCGTTCACAAATTTCTCCCACTCAATAGCACTCTTGATCTGAAATCCTCTATTGGAAATTTGTTTCATAACCTGATCTAACCAATACAGCATCTGTTCCAGATACTTTATCTTCGCCTCAAGGTTGATGATCTCATCATCAGACTCAAGGTAGGTTTTCATTTTCTCAGAAGTTTTTATGTGCGATCCAAATGGTTTTGCTGCGTAGGTTTTGGCATCTGCCTCACCCGAATAATACTCACGCTTTTCTCTAACCAATTTGCGGATCTCAAATTCCAGTGAAGCTTTGATCTGCTGAATGTCCGTGTAGTGGTTTAAGTATTTATTGTGTTGAAAAGGGATGTCTAATGCAAGTTGTCCTAGATCTGTGCTATACTGTTTGTTCTTGAATTGAAAATCAACAGCACTATCCTCTGCCCAGTCTGCTCTTAACTTGTCAAATTTATTACGAAGAGATTCAAAATTCATAGAAGATTCATAGATTTATCACGAATGAAGAACTGCTGGTGTTTGAATGTAACCTCTGCAGTTATGTACTCCACATCACTTATTGTAGCATCAAATTGTAAATTTGTAAGTGACACAGGGAATAGGTCTTTAAAATCTACAATGAAAGCTGGGTTATATTGTGATGTAACAATGTGCAATTGTCCATCAGTATAGATATCTTCTTCTGGTGTCTCTCGTGCCATCTTATCTGCGTTACCATTATCACGCATCCAACTATGGATAGAGTAATAATTTTTAAGATCTTCATCTACAATAAAACGCACAGTAAAATCCCCGAAGCTAACACCACCACCAGGTACGATAGGCAAACTCCTAAAAGGACTTGCTACATCAATAGTGGGCATGTTAACGTCAGGGACGTTTGCTCCTTGGCAAAAGAAATCTACACCTTCAAACTTTTCTAACTTTAGAAGATAACCAATAGGGTTTAAGAAGTTTCTATTGCTAGGTTGTTCTTTATACCATTTAGAAGACATTCTTATTCCTAATATACCTTAGTATTTAGGGTGTCTATATTTGTCTCAATACTTCGTCTTTTAATTTATCTACCACTTCCTGTACAATGCTTACATCTATTCCTAGAAACGGAGGAATGATTCCTAGTGTTCTGAATAAACCATCAGCAAATAGAGCAATGAATGTAAACCCTAGTGCCATACTAATCAGACCAGCATTTCTATTGTGCTGATTGATAGCAAACTCAATCATAGCTTCACACTCTTCTCGTGTAAAAGTTTCTTGCTTCTTTTCCAAAGGACGAGGAGTTATAACAACCTCAACTTCCTTTCTTACTTTTTCTGCTTTGGTGAGTAAATCTCTACCGTAATTAGATAATACCATGATAGTAGTTAATAGTCGTCCTCTTCTTCATCATCATCCCAGACAATGTAAGGACCGTGTTGCATTCTTTTTAATTTCTCTGTCTCTGAACTAAACCTCATGGTTTCAGTTATCCACAGTGAAATTTTAATTACTAGAAATATCACCGCTATCGGTGACAGACATAATAATAGTATAACAGAAGATTGACTCATTGCCAATACTCATCCAAAACATCAAATACTCTATTCAGATACTCGTTAGCACCTTTGCATTCCCATTCTCCTTTCTCGCCAATCTCACATTTGTAATACAACTCTCTCTTGAGCTGCATTAACTTATTGGTCATATCAACTTTTGAAAGTCTGCCGTTCATGCGACATCTCCACTCTGTACTACTATTTAAGCATAAAAAAAGGGATCCCGTAGGATCCCTGTCAGCGTATCCTAACTTTGTTAGGTTAAGTTAGCGACTCTAACTCTTCTATAGTACTGGTTGATGTTATGAGTTAATGCCTCAGCATCAGGAGTACCATTAGACTGTACAACAAATGGGTTAGCAAC